TATTCAAGTGGTGGACTCTCCTCATGCTTATTATATCAAACTATTCAGTTAAACATAATAATATAACAAAAAAGGGAGCCAAATTAATGGCTCCCCTAATTGTTGGACTAATTACTTGACGTAAGTAACCTTAGCCTTTGGATTCTTTGCATTCCACTTCTTTGCAAGTGAATTGAAAGCATCCTTAATTGACTTAAGTGCAGCAGCATCATCTGCTGTTAACTTAGCGATGGTTGCATCTTTGGCAAGGACAACTGCATCTGAAGCAGCCTTTGCATCAGCAAGTGCCTTAGCAGAAGCAGCCTTCTCGGCAGCAAGTGCAGTTGCAGAAGTAGCCTTCTCTGCTGCAAGAGCAGCATCTGAAGCAGCCTTAGCAGCAACAGCATCTGAAGCAGCCTTTACGACTGCAGCATCTGAGATTGCCTTAGCAGCAAGTGCTGCATCCTTAGCAGCAGTTTGTGCTGCAAGTTCTGAAACTAGATCACGAACTGTGATTTCTGCAAACGGTGCAAGTGCACGAGCAGGTAGACCAACTACATCAGCAGTTGTTGCATCTCCAGCAGTTGTTGGGCTGAATGTGATTAATGAGCGTGTTCCAGTTGCTGGAAGTGTTGCAACAAACTTTGCAACTCCAAAATCTGAAAGTGTAGCGCCAGTTGTAACTGTTGCTGTATCCATAACTGCTGTTGAAGCAAACACTGTTGCAGTGATTGACTTAGCAGATACCTTGTTGCCAAATGTATCTGTTGCAGTTACTGAGATGTCTTGCTTTGTACCAGCAGCACCAGCAGCAGGAGCAGATACTGTAAGAGTATTAATCTTACCAGCAGTTCCCTGTACGTAGTATGTAAGTTGTGTTCCACCGTTAGTGATTACAACTGTACCAATTGCTGTTGTCTTTGTGTAGACATAAAATGTTGCTGTTGTTCCTGTACCAGTTGCAATTGTCAAAGATGAAGATCCTGACGTTGCTCCTACTGGTGCAGCAGTTGTGTGTAGTGCAGACACGATTGTTGCGTTTGTTGCTACTACTGAAACGTTTGTTCCAACATCAACTGTTGCAATAAACTTTAGTGCATCTGCAGCATCAACTGTGTTGTCTGCAGGTACTGGCAATGATGCAGGTGTTGCAATTGCTGAGTTTGTAGTGTTTGCTACAGTATCAAGCGATACAGCGACTGTCATTACAGCAGCGTTTGCAGGCGTTGCTACCATTGTGCCCAATGTCATGGCTGCAACCATGGCAAGAGCGAGTTTCTTAAATGAATTCATTCTTTCTCCTTGTTAGTTTATCTAGTCCAATGACCAGAATATTAAATTAAATTAAAGCCGTCCAAGAAATCTCTAACATCGTCAGGCATTTTCGGATTATCTAATTCTACCATACGCTGTTCCTTTTCTGCAAGTCGTGCTGAAGTAGACCAGGTATGGACTTCTATTTCTGTATTATTATTCTTTGGTGTGTGTGATATTGCTCCAAATACCGCACCAGTTACTGCATCTGCTAAGTCTTTAGATTTTTTACGGGGGTGATCAACACGATTGCCCTTCATAATTTTAAGTTCTGACATTTCTTCTAATAGGATAGGTATTCTTGGAATAGAAACACGCTCTTCGTAAATCATCATAGCCAGATCTTCGTAGTGCTTTTTAGCAACAGAGACTGTCTCAGTCCTAATTCCAACAGCCTGCAACTCATTTTGAATATCAAATGACTGCCAACGGTCAAATGAAACCATTCCAATATTAAAACCTTGTCTACGTAAATTTATAATCCACTGTTTTACTTCAGATAGATTAACTGGACCCTCTGCTCTTGGTTCCCACCATGCAACTGCATCTACTACTACTATTGGTGCTACTTGTTCGTAGTCTTTAATTACCTGGATATTTACCCACTTGTCTACGTGAGCAATTGCTACCGCACACTTATCGTGCTTCTGTGCAAGGTCAGCATGTATGTAATAAGTTTTTTCTGGATCTGGTACAAACGTTTCGTCAAACCTTCTAAATGAATCTAGTGGATTTCTACTGTTCATACACTTCTCAACCTTGTCAATTTGTTTAAAGAAGGCATCAGATGAATAGGTTGGCATACAAGCAAAACGCATCATGGCATCACCAAGGTCGGTGTAGAACGCTAGTTTAAAGTCTTCTATCTTACGGGTTGGGTTTACTTCCCATGTAGGTCTTTTAAATGCGTATACCCTTGGAATTTTGTATTGAAGGATGGTATCCTCATCCCACGAAATTTGAAATTGATTTCCTGGATCTTCATGAGGTAAATCTTCATTCATAATAAATGTGTGCGTTCTTTCAATGGTTTCTTTTTCTGCAATTACTGACTCGTATCGTTGAGAAATAAAGTCACCTTGATAGCGTGGGAATGAAAGCAAAACAACTTTTCCAAGGTCTGGAAAACGAGAGTCTACTGAACCACGAAATGCTTTATAGATATTATCGGCAGTCTTTCCTTGTTCATTGCCAGATACTACTTCACTTACAAAACCAGAAATCTCATCAAGGACTGCCATAAGCAAGTTTAAACCCTCATGGGATTCTCTTTCTGAGTGTCCAGAATAAACTGTAATTGCTTTATCAAACTCAATTGAGTCAGCCTTTGCATTATATTTTCCAGCAAACCAAGGTGACTTCTCAATCTTTGTTTTAAAACCTTTAAAGAAAACGTTCTTTGCTTGTTGTGCGTTAACAGCAACGTTAATAATATCAATAGCATCTCCTGCAGGCTTGCCATAATAAATTGCAGGGTCTTTAAGACATAATAGTTTATATACTACATATGCACAGGCTACTGTTGAGATAAAGTCTTTTCCAGATCCCTTGCCAAGTTGCAAAATTAATTCATTTTTGGTGTATTTATTAAAGTGTTTAGTTCCTTCAACATCTCCCATAATATCTATCACGTCTTCTTTACGATAGATTTGACTCATTGCTTCAACAATTTCATATTGAATATCAGATAAAAGCGGTTGACCAAGATAGTCAGGTGACTGGACAAATGTTTTTACGTCAACTGGGGTTTCAACAAAATGATTCTCTTTTAATACTTCAAGAAAATCATTGAACATCGTGGACAACAGTAATCACTTCTCCTTCTTTTGCAATAACGGAAAGTCTTTTCATTATAATGTCACGTACTTCTGGATGCTCTGAAGCAATGTCTCTTAAGATTCCAACAAGAACTTCTTGTCGTCTTTCAATTTCCATCATTTCTTCTGCAAGTTCTTTATTCTCAAGAAGTCCAGCCTTTTGTAGCATGTCAATTCTTCTTGACTCAATATCTAAAACTAACTTAATGCCAGCAGTTTTAGCACTAAGGTTTGTTGATAGACTTGCCTCATCAATAACCTCGTAAGCCTTTGTAATTAATTTTGTATAGTGTGTGTCTGCTCCAACCAAAGCCTCTTTTGCACGGGCACGAATAGCATCATTTGCAGATGCCATAACCTTCCACTCATTAATTAAAGACACAACACGGGTTCGTGGAATGTCTAGTTCTTTAGAAATAACTGTAGGGTCATTACCCTTAAGATATTCCGTAACCACTTGATTGACTTCATCAAGATGTTGAATAAGTTCTGTCTCAGTTGACATACTTTCCCTCTAGTCTATTTATTTCATCCTTGATATAAAAAATTGCTTTTTCTAAATCTTGAATAGTTTTTGCTTCATCTTTAAGTCCTGCTCTCCACAAATACTTAAAGGCATTACCAACATTAAAATTACGATGACGGGTAATCTCAATACATTCAACTCCAGAAGGATCTGTTGTGTAATGTGCTGGATGATTTACTTGGTCAACTGTAATTTGTAGGTTATCACTCACACAGTTACCTCAACATTTAATCTTTTAGAACATTTCAAACAATCCGTGTATGTTCTTCCAGTAAACGGACATGAAGACACAGATGATTCTATGTGTTTACAAAACAAACTTAAGGTAAGTGCTTTTGTAACATCTATGAAATGTTTAATAATCTTCATCTTCATCTTCCTCTAAGTTCCAGTCAAATGATTCTGGAATATTCTTTAATGCAACAATAGTATAAGTAATGCCTGCTGCTGCAGCCAATGACAGTATAAAAATAATTTTTTTTATTTTATTCATCTTTTAGATTTCCTTAATCCAAACTTAGCAAGGTATACGTAGATAGTCTCAACACTGGCTCCGCACTCCTTTGCAATTTCTTCTGGGGTCTTCTTATCCATAAGGTAACGCTTACGCATAAAAATTTCAGATGTATACAGTTTAGCAGGCATGGCGTTATTTGTCAACCTGGTTTAAATCAATATCATAGTTAAACCTATCAGAGTTTTCCATTATCCACTTATCTTGATTTTCTACGTCATATTTTCTTTCATTAATTATTCTGTCAATCAAATACTCTTTTTCCAGGGTAAACGAAGGCTCATATACCCTGACTCTATTATTAGGCTGAATTGCAAAATTGCCATCATCTCTTTGAATAACATGTCCACATTTGTGGTCTGCAGGACTTTCAGAATATCCATCATCTAAGACATTTGTATCTGGATTATGCCAGTCTAATGTAAACAGATACGTTCCCTTGTTCATAGTTTTTGTTCTGTCTATATAAGACATTCTAAGGTTTGTTAGATTTTCAAATCTTGTTACAGCAATGTGATGACTAAAAGAATTCCACAACACTAGATTGTGTAGATCAACTTCAGGAACTCCTGGCTCTGTGCAGAAGGCAGAAATTGGAAGTCTCCACCAGAGGCCACCGTCTGGCATCATAATATGAAATAGCGGACTTCTAGACTTTAAACTTGAAACACCAAAAACTACGCACTCAAAGTATTTGTCGTGGCTATCTTGATGATTCCTTAAATAGTTTCCTCTTACATAACAGTTTATCGGAGGTATGTTTGCATTTAACTCTGGCATTATTTGTTATCTCCTATTGCTTTCTCCCAGTTTTTTATTGCCCAATGACCTATACCACAGGCATCAGCAACGTCGTTATCTGTAATTGTTCTATCATAATTAATATTAATAAAATTAATTGTTCTTTCTTTACGAAGCATTCTTTCGTGAGCCTTGTAGTATGAATCAGACTTTCCAGGATTTTGAGATCGTATTAGTAACTGTTCTTCTTTAGATATTTTCCCATTACCCATAAAAATTTGCCAAGTAATTGGAGAAACTCTACCAATTGTTTTAGTTCCAGATTGTCCTGCTGATCCAAGAATTGCACCTTGAACTAATGCAAGGTCAGCAGCAGTCTTGGGGCTATTCATAAACACTGTATGCTCAATAACTATTGCTTCAAAGCCACCATAAATATCAAAAAAGGCTTTTACTTTTTTGCCAGCATCCATAACTTTTTCGTAAATGTTGTTTCCTTCAAAATAAATCTTACCAATACTTTCCAACGTTTTTTGTTGGGTATCAAACAAAGCAAAAGCAAGACTATTGGTACTAGCGTCAATAGCACAAATAGTTTTTGGCAGTGCCTCTGCTCCCCATTTAGTCTTGCTCATACTCAATATATCCTTTCAATTCTTTTAACATTTTTGCAACTGCTTTTTCACTAACATTGCAGTTTGAGCAAAATCCAGAGTCATTATATATAGAAAGTTCTTGTGCACAACCGCCCAAACATAAACGTGTTTTACCTTTTCGTTTTTGTCTTTTTATGACGTTGTATCTTTCTACAATCTTTTCTCTAGTTGCAATATCTCTACAAACCTTACTACAGTAAATTTGATAACTTACTGTTGGTTTAAACGATGTATCGCATACGTTACATAACTTCACTCAGTTCCTCCAGGGATGCTATCTTTAACACGCCCACCCCCGCTTCTCCGCAAGCCTTTTTAATAGGACAGTTCTTGCAGATTTTTGAATTAGATCTATAGTTTTTTGTAGGTAGGGTTTTATCTTCCCATGCCTTGCGAACATCACGCATCCATTGAAATGCCATATCAATCCAGGCTCTGTAGTGATCATTTACTTCTACTGGTATTACGAGTAGTTCATGGTTGTTTTTATTTTCATAAACTAAAATACCCTTAGATTTTTTAAGAACCTTCATGTAAATAAGCAACTGAACTACGTGGCCCATTTTTGGTTTGTTTGTGCGCTTGCGGTATTCAAATACCTCATTGTTTGTTGTCTTAACTTCAACAACAATTTCATCGCCCTTCCAATTAATAAAGTTATCTACATACCCAAAGATTGGTGGATCATCATGAAACAACTTAAACTCAGAGTTAATTGAAATGCCAGAGTTTTTAAACGCTGCCTCAATTCTACCGTGAGAAAGAGTACCATTAGTCATGTTTGCTACTGCATAGGCATCTGAATTATCTTCAAAAACAGCACCCTCAAAAGCAAGATACCAATATCTTGGACATTCACCATGACCATATGCAATTGTAGATGGACCAAAAGTCTTTTTTTGTTTATGCTCAGGATCTCTGCCTACAAGATATCCCTGCTCAATAACCTTAACTAACTCTTTTGCATTTATCTGTTCTGGTGTTTCAACTTCTTTAATCATTATTGTATGTAGTAAATTTTTTGTCATTATATCCCTTTGTTTATATAAGTATAGCAGGTTAGCGCATAATGTATTTTAATGCTGATACCAAGTCATTGATTGATTCTGCTGCGGTATAGTAAATATTCTTCTTTGCCCTGTCACTTTTATCAACATTGGCCATCCATGTAGCCTTTAAAGACATCTTGGCTGCAATAGCCTGTAGTCTAACAATCTCAAGACTTGCAACCTGAATTGGAATATCTGGCTTAATGATTATCTTAGCAATCATTGTAAGAGCAACCGTAAGTTCTTCATCATTCATATACTCTGCGATTTCAGCCAAACCATTTACCTGCTCTAGCGTTGTTTTTTGTGAACCCTCATTTGACATTTTTGTTCTCCTCTATTAACTGTTCTAACATATCTAATTCTATTATAGCAAGGCGTACCTTTTGTGTACCTTCGCCAAGCACAATAACCAAAGCAGGATCCATGCTTTTCTTTAATGCATCAGTTGTAGCCTTAGCCCAAATATCTTGGTTTAGCGTAAAAGACTTAGAGCATTCTTTAAAATCTATTACAAAATTATTCCAAGATGCATCACCCTTGGTGTTGTTTCTACCAGAGTTCTTATGCTGCTTAGCACCAATACGTTTTGACTCAGATCTTTCACTCATTAGCAAAGTCTTTCTTTTTCTTTTTTGATGGTATCAATGCAACTTTTGATACATGTTTTGCAGAACACATCCATGTAGCATCTCCAGTTTCATTCCAAAGTCTTAAAGATAATACTTCTTCGTGACACTTCTTACATGGAAATTTTCCATGAAATATACTAAAATTACTATCAGCCATTTGCCAGTTTATCTTTTAGGCTTTGCTGTAAATCTAAATCTTCTCTTACACGACTAATAAAACCATCTCTTCCTTGGACCTTTGTACCATCATCAAGTTGATACCAGGCTCCAGTACGATTAACTAGTCCCACTGATTCTGCTGTGTCAACAAGATCACCAATGGCATCAATACCAATATCGTCACCTCTAAAATAAAAATCATACTCACCAGACTGGAACCCTGGAGAGGTTTTAGAGAACTGTAGTTCCCAGCGAATCTTTCTACCAATTTTTTCTTCAATTAATTTATCTCCTACTTTAATCTTTCCTTTAAGTGCTTGATTATCTGACTCTGACGAAAATAATTTAATAACGCAAGACGAATAAAACTTAGTAGCCTGCCCACCTGAAGGCTGCTGGCTAGTATACATAGCGTTAATATTATTACGGGACTGAGAAATAAGTACAAGAAGAGTTGGCTTAACTTTATTGTTAGCATAATTAAGCATTTTCCACGCATTGCTAAAGTCACGAGACTCTGCTCCAATCTGTTTAGTATTTTCTAATGCTTTCATTTCATCTGTATCTTTTTCAAAATATACTGCTGGAAGCATTGATGTAATTGAGTCTATAACTATTAAGTCAACACCAGCATTCATTAATCCAACACCTACATCAACCATATCACTAATAGTTCTTGCTTGTGAATAAATAAGTTTTGTTGGGTCTACCCCAAGTTGTCTAGCCCAGTCTTCAGAATATGACATTTCAGAATCAATCCATGCACAAAGTTTTCCTTCTGCTTGGGCTATAGCAATCATTTGAAGGCACATAGAGGACTTTGCAGAGGATTTAGAGCCCCAGATAAGAACTTGTCTGCCATAAGGAAGGCCTCCCCCTAGAGCACGGTTTAGCCCAAAACTAGGTGTGGCTTGGTACTCATAGTTAATCCCAACTCCGCTTCCAAGTTTTTTTCTTAACTTAGGATCAAGTAGTGCTAATGCTTCTTCTATACTAACTGACATATACATCCTCCAATGTTACTGTTCCGTCTTTTGTTTTTCCAAAACTAAACTTATAAGCCTTGCCTTCTTCAATGTGCATATACGCTCTAGGGAATGCAGTAGGAAATACAGTAACAGAGTGAAGTTCTCTACTTGTATCCGCAAGAGTTAGTGAAGCCATCTTTTTTCCAGCCTTTGTCATTCTTGGTTTAAAAGAAACAACAAACAACTCTTCTTCAGAATAAGGAAGTTGCTTATAACTTAAAAACTTTACTAATGCATTAGAAGATCCTTTTATCTCGTCAACAGGTATTGCAGATACAATCCTATTATCATTTGCAAGAATAAGATAAGTACGACCAGTCTCAATAGTCGTAGACTCTTCATCAAATATACCAACGCTGCCAGTCTTGTCCAAAATTTCAATTCTTGACCATCCCGTTCCTCGTTTAATTGCTTTAACCATTCCCATAAGAATAAAAGATCCCTTTTCCTCAAATGAATCTACGTCCTGAATAAATGCGTAATAGTGAGAAGGAATAGTAATATTAAACTCTGGAAGGTTTAAGAACTCGTAAAGATTTTCTTTAATCTCAGCATCATTTCTTGGTTGATCTGCAAAGGTTGCAGCACCAATTACACGCAGAGCATTAAGTGCACGACTATTTACTCCATTGCCTTTTGTAAATGTAAACTCTTCAAGTTCTTTGTATGTTTTAAATGGTCTAGCAGCAATATACTTTTCTGCAATGTTAGTTGATATAAACTTAATACCAGTCAGGCCAAACCTAATTCCCTTACCCTCAATTTTAAAATCAAAGTCAGAGTCATTGATATGAGGAAGTTTTACTGGAATCCCCATGCGCTTTGCCTCAATTAGATATTCTGTACGACCATCTTTATCCTTCTCATTTTTAAGAAGAGCAAACATAAATTCAAGAGGGTAATGATATTTTAACCACGCCGTCCAATACGAGAGCGTAGAATAAGCAACCGCATGAGACTTGTTGAACGAGTAGCCTGCATGTGCTTCAAAGTCGTGCCATAAATCAAGAGCCTTATTGGGAGTAATATAGGCAGAAGCACCTTTGACAAATTGTTCTTTGTATACATCAAACTCTTTAGCATCCTTCTTCTTGCCAATAATTTTTCTAACTTTATCTGCTTCCGACATGGACATTTGTCCAAGATGTACACATGCTTGCATAACTTGCTCTTGGTAAAGAACACAGCCATAGGTATCCTCCGTAAACTCTTTCATAATCTGGTGAATATAAGATACATTTTGCTTGCCATGTTTACGAGCAATATAATCTTTACCAATAGTATTCATAGCACCAGGACGAACAAGTGCATTTGATGCAGCAAGTTCATTAAAATTCTTTACACCCATCTTAACAAGAAGGTTTGTGTAAGGAGTTGCTTCACATTGAAACACACCCTTTGTGTATCCATCAGAAAGCATTTCATAAACCTTTGCATCTGCAAGATCAAGAGAATCTAAGTCAATATCTTTATAATGATTTTCTTTAATCATAGCAACTGCATCTTGAATAACACTTAATGTTTTAAGACCAAGTGCATCAATTTTTATAAGCCCGATGCGTTCAGCCTCTTCCATGTCGACACCAACCACAGGTATACGTTCATCAGACCCAGGACTAGATCTCGTTTCCATTGGAGCAAACCTAAAAATCGGATCTTTGCTAGTGACCACACCAGCAGCGTGTATACCAGTACCACGAATACGACCACGTAATTGTTCACCATAAACCTCCACCTCTGGGTATTTTTCTCTAAACCAAACAGTAGTCTTTGATGAACAGTATTCATCCCAAGTATCTACTAACTTTAAAACCTTGTTTACATCTGTTAAAGGAATATCTAAGACTCTTGCTACATCTCGTACAACACCTTTATCCTTAAACTGTAAGAATGTTGCAATAGATGCAACGTGCCTATATTGTCTAACAAGATAGTCTTTAACTTCATCACGTCTGTTATCTTGAATGTCTGTATCAATATCAGGAAAGTCATTACGTTCTGGATTGATAAATCGGAAGAACAGTAGGCCATATTTAATTGGATCAATGTCTGTAATTCCAAGTGAGTAACAGACTAAAGAGCCAGCAGCAGATCCACGACCTGGACCGACCATAATTCCTTCCTTCTTAGCCCAAGCAATCATGCTTTGAACTACAAGGAAGTATGGGGCAAATTTCTTATCTTTAATAATCTTAAGTTCTTCATCAAGTCTGTCTAGATACTCTTTGTTTTCTGACAAACCCCTTAGTTGTAGTCCTTCTAAAGATATTTTAGCAAGTTCTTTATCTGGGCTTTTGTATTGAACTGGTAGCAGGTTTAGTCCATCTTGTATCTCATAGTCTTCTACTGTATCTGCTAGTAGTAGTGTGTTTGAGTATATGTCAGGTCTATCAATACCCTGCAATTCCATCGCTGCCTTCATCTCTTCATAAGACAAAAGGTGGATGTCAAACTTATTAAATGTTATCTGGCGATCTTCTCCATATAAGTAATCAAGTCGCTTCATCATGTCTGGCTGCTTCTTAGATTTTTCATATGTTGCTTCTTTATTTATTTTTCCATGCGTATTGAGCAATAACTTAAACTCTTGGATCTCTCTTTGGGATTGATCAACATGGTGACAGTCTGGTGTAACAACAACTTTAATGCTAAACTCATCTGCAAGTTCTATTAGATATTTGTTTATCTGGGCTTCGTTATGTGGCATTACCTCAATGTAGTAATCGCTACCAAAGGTATCTTTAAACCATTGAATATACTTCTTAGCAAGAGCAAATTCCTCTTCTTCCAATGCTTTAACAATAACGCTGCTTGGACAAGCAGAAGTTACAATAATACCTTCACGATACTTTTGTAATATATCAAAATCAAATCTTGGTTTCTTAAAGAAACCATCTGTCCATGATAGTTCACTAATCTTGTTAAGGTTTTCCAAACCTATTTTATTCTTGGCTAGAAGGATAATGTGGTTATAGACAAGATCTTGTTGACCTTCTCTTTCAGACTTATCTCGTGTATCAGATATGTCTGCACACATGTATCCTTCTAGACCTAGAATTGGCTTAATACCCTTTTCTTTAGCCATGCGATACATCTCACGATGACCAGATAACGTACCATGGTCTGTGATTGCGATTGCTGGCATACCTAAAGCACTAGCACGGTCAACATACTCTTTTGGAGTTGCTACGCCGTCAAATAGTGAGTAGTGGGTATGTACGTGTAAGCCTACGTAGTTCATATTACCAATCTGTGTTGGTAGATGAAGTTACAGATGGAGTATCAAACCCCAAATAGAACGCTTCTTGTTCTGCATATGGAATCTTGCGTAGTGCAGATTCTAGTGGATAAGGCTTGATATCTCCCCAATTAAATGGTTCCTTATCTGGTGCTGATGGAATAAGTGTGTAATTAGTTTCAGTTCCCTGACCATTACGCTTTAACTTCCACAGTACATTTGAGATGCTTCCTGTTTCAAGGGCATACTCACGAATTGTGTTAAATGATGACTGCTTACTGATACCCATGTTCCAGATTGCAACATATGGTGCCTCAATTCCATCATCAACAAGTACGTTGCAATAGAAACGTAGACGGGCTCTCCAGCCAGCCTTTGGATCCTTGCGGTGCATCTCTTCTGCCCAGTCACGGCCTTCTGTTTCCATTGTGTCTACAGCCTTACGCTTATAGTCCTTTGGATTTGTGTGTTCTTTAACAACTAGTGCAAGTCCACGCTCTGCATTATAGTTTGCAGAATCTTCGTCCAACTCTTCAATGAATCGGATCTTTACTGATTGTCCATCGGCAAGTTTTAGCCACTTAACCTTTGGTGAGTTTTCATCATACTTTGGCTTTTCGAGTAGGGTTTCGATGTTCTTTAATCCCTTTACAATACTCATATTTTTCTCCTTCGTGTTGTTATATTAGTTTAGCATAGCAGATATAGATTTGTCAAACTGGAACTCTAGGTTCTTAATTTCTTCATCTTCCATATCACCTATGTCTTTATATTTTTTATCAAGTCTGATAGTAGTAACCAAAGATCCAAGTTTTTCAATTAACTTGCCCTTCATTATATTACCAGCCTCATCATTGTCTGCAATTAGTACAACGTTTGTGAAGTACTTTTCTAACAATCTAATTTGAGAATTAGATACATTAGCACCCAGAGTAGCAACTGCTGGGAAACCTACTTGGTCTAGTCGAATAGCATCAAAGGATGATTCAACTACATACACTGTACCAGATGATTTAATTCTGTGCAGGTTAAATAATATTTTACCTTTTGGCAATCCTGGTGTATTTTTAAAATCTTTACCCTCAATTGTTCTTGCAACAAAACCAAGACACATTCCGTCTGGTGAATGCATTGGTATAGTTATTGAGTCTTGTTTTTCTGAATAGCCAAGTGAAAACTTTGTAAATGAAGAACTGTTAATCTTTCTATACTTAAGATAATTCTTAGGCTTTTCATCTGCAAGTAATTGGTTATGCAAACGCTTTAATATTAATTCATCATATGGAGTAAACTCTGGTGGAGCAACCAATGTTTTATTAACTAACTTTTCAATATCGTGTTCTGTCTCTTTGCTTTTAATATAGCGAACTGCCTCAAAGTATGTTCTTCCAGACATATGCATAATTAATTCTTCTAAGTTTTTTGTTGTTTGGCAACCAAAACAAAAGAATAGTCCGCTATCTTTTGCAACTTCACCAGCAGGAGTTCTGTTGTTGTTGTGATATGGACAGAAGATTATGTAGTCATTACCAAACTCTGCCTCAATGTCAACTCCAGAACCAACAAGAACACGCTTAATCTGTTCTTGTGTATATATATTACTTGTCTTCATAGTCTTTATACCTGTAGTAACCCCTGTCAAAGTCTACTTGAACCAAGAAGTCTCCCATAAAACCATTACGATTCTTTCTGAATACACATTCAATAATATCACTATTAGTTGCACGACCAAGAGCCATAACCCAGTCAGCATCATAAGCAATTTGTCTAGACCAAGCAGTTTGTCCAAGTGTTGGAGGACTTGATAGATCCTTTACATCATCTGGTGTTGCAGATGAGATAGCAATAATAGGAACTTCTTCACCAATAGACATTAGTTTAAGTTCTCTTGAAAGGTTTTTCATTCGTACCGTTTCAGAATCAGCCTTTTGGTTTGGCGACATAAGTTGCAGGTAATCAACAACAACAAAGTCTGGACGGTACTGATCAATCTTTCCACGAATAACAGAAGGAGTTACTTCTCCACCACTATCATTTGAGATAATATGAAACTCTGGACGACCAGCAACCTTATCAGAATGCCACTTCTTAAGCATATCAAGTTCAACTTCGCCATTAGATAGTTTTCTGTGTGACCAAAGACCTTCACCCATAATTGCAAAAATACGATTACGAACTTCTGTTTCAGACATTTCAAGAGAAATAATAAGCGGTGACTTGCCCTGTTTCCATGCTTGAACTGCAAAGTATAAAGCCATCCAAGACTTACCGATTCCTGGATAAGCAAGGAATACCCCCAACTGTCCTGGCATAATTCCAGATGGTAAGTAGTTATCAAATCCTGGAAGGTTTGTTTTAATTCCTAATTGACCATTTTCCTTTTGTTTCTGAACCATTTCAAAATATGCAACGGCAGAATCAAGATCTGTTGCATCAATATCACGAATAGCAGATGTATTCTTTTTTAACTCAGAAGTCTTTGTAATTAAATGTTCAAGGGCTTCTCCGCCATTACCGCTTTGAACTTCTCCTGCAGCATTACGCAAAATGTCTTTTAGGCTATCATTAAGATATTCAGTTTGTAATTCTGCAAGGTGGTGTTTTGTTGATCCAATTCCAGCAACAGGCTCAAAGTCTCTAAACTTTTCTGTAACTAAATCTGCTGGTGGCAGGCATTGACTGTTCTCAGAATACAGACGAATAAAGTTCCAGACATCGTTATGTGTTCTTAATAGTGTTTCAACATTTGCTTGAAGTAGTACGTGAATTTGTTTATCTTGTAATACTGCAGAGATTAACTTTGCTTCTGTATTATTCACTTAACCACTCCTTTGCTAATTTCCTACGTTCTTGACGTTCTTTTTTGTCTTGCTCTACTTCGGCTTTACCATTAATAATTTTTTCTGCATTGTATGCAAAGTAATTCCATGAGGGCTCTTGTGCAATACTGAAGTAGTATTCAAGAATATCATAGCACTGAGCAATACCATATGATTCTACAAGGGCATCAGCAGCCCACTGTTCAACGTTTAGGTTCATGTTAGACTTCTGCTCATACCGTTGCAAGTAAAACTTGTTAAACCTACTGAGCAAAGCCATTCGGTCTTTGCGCTCAGCCATTAATCTGAGATTTCAGATTTTGCTTCTTGAATTTTTTCTGTAAGTTTATCTTCCACAAACTTATAGACACGACCAAAAGCCTCATCTATATTTTCTCCATCACGCTTTGAATCTACAATACCTAAATCAAGGCGTAGTGATTGAAAATTTCCTAAATTAAGTGTATATCCAAGTGTTACAGATACCTTTGTATTATCGTTTTCCATTATCCACCCATTCAATAATTAAATAGACTCACTCCACACTGGAATGTATCGCCCATCTTCTGTCTTCGTATATGTAAGTATACCGTCTCCCATTCGCCTTGTCAACTCTTGGCTTGTAGGAGTCATGTTATTTGTTATTAATTTATCTTTTCTTGGTTGTCCAATATGTATAGTTGCAAGTATAGCACAAATCTCTTTAACGTGGTCTTCTGAATAATAAGATCTAATTTGCCATCCCGTTTTTCCATCAATGCTTGATCCAACTGGAGGAGGTATGACTCCTCGTTTTATTAATCTTGGCATATACTTTCTATGACGATTAACTAACTTAGCAGTCTCTGCAACAGTATATGCCTTTTTTCTATTTCTTCTAAAGTCAGAACGTAAACAAGTTTCTAATCTATCCTTGTTAATATTATAAACGGTTACCATTCCTGTTGATCTAGAACTATGATGAAGTCTTACTAAGTCTCCATTAAGAAACCATATTTTTTTACCGCCAGGAATTACAGGTTCGCTATTATACTCTTCGCTCTGAATTTTTCCTTTTGCAGTAACCATTTTCCCTCCACAGATTCGCTAGGTGGATGATAAAACTTTCTATTTCCACACTTGACACAATATGTTTCTAAGTGATCTATGTTTGAATGTATCCTATCAACAAACATTTTTCCTTCGCATCTTTTACATGTCATATTAATTTGGTACACCAATTGCAATAACATTAACAGCAACCGATGCTGTTCCAGATGTACCAAACTTTACAATAAACTGAACCTCTGAAGTTGTTATAGAAGTTATTACAACGCTTGTATTTGATCCAGCAGTTGTACCGCTTATGTTTACAATTGAAGCAGTAGCAATAGGAGGAAACTTAAAGTTAGAAAATGTTACAGAGTATGTCTTTTCTTGACCAGCGGTCACTGTTTCGTTGTTTGCAATTGATTTATATTTTCCAACAAACTTTGTGTCGGAAGTTTTTAAACTTTTCTTTTCTGCTCCTACTACGTCAACATCTGTATAGTTATATGTTGCATCAGAAATAGAAGTAGAAAGATCGTTTACTGCCTCTGCTAACTGATAAATATACGTAACATCAAGAGGTTGTCCTCTTTCTGGTAGTGGTACTTTTGCCATTTTATTCCTCCTATTAAATTATACCAAAGACACTGTGCCAGAGTCAAAGATATTTAGTGCTGCCTTAATTTCTTTTTTTGATGAAACAATTTGAATTTTTACTCTGACTGTTGTAGTCCCAGTTTTTAAAAATGAATATGAGTGTTCTTTTGATTTTCCGTGATAAGCAAAGTCGCCTGAATCAAATTTAACAAATACATCGTATTCTGGAAAATCATTTTCATCTCCCCATACAACCGTAACAACGTTTCCTGTCTTAGATACTGCACCACTGGTTGCAATAACATCAGTACCGTCAGAGTTATATATTGGGGACCAGTGTGATGTTCTGTTTTTATCTTCAGAAATAACTCTGTATCTTGAATTATATTTTAAAGTATCGTGGTCAATTGCTGGTAGTGCTGACTTTAAAATTCTTGTTTTTTTAATATTTGCATCAGCCATTATGTTACACCAATAGAAAATCTAAATTCAATATAATTGCTTGTATTTGGTGATTTAATGATAGTTGCAGAAGTATCATTTTTAATAACTGAATAACCAGTCAAACCGTAAAGTGGATTTGTTGTTGCAATATTTTCAAGTCTTAATGCATCTAGTGCAATATAATAATCAGATGAAGGAAGTGGTCCTCCACTAATTCCAGTATCAATAACGCAAGCATAAATCTTAACAACGGTAACTGCTTCCCATGTAAAATTTTGAGTTGTATGAAGTTCTTGCAGTTGTTTCTTTACTACAAAATATCTATTTGTTTCAAAATCATATCCATCAAAATTATTTTCAATATCAACTTCAAACCTTGCGTAAACGTCTGGATCTGCAACATCTGTACCTGCAAAATCAATTAATATTCTAATTGTGTCTGGAACTGATACAGAGTCACCATCTTTATTGACTAAAGAAAATGCAAACCTTAATTCATCTGTTGGAGAGTTTTTAGAAAAATCAACATTTGGTGTAGTTAAGT